GCGGGTTCGATTCCCGTCACCCGCTCCAACTTTTTCCTATGCGCCAGTAGCTCAGTTGGATAGAGCAACTGCCTTCTAAGCAGTAGGCCAGGGGTTCGAGTCCCTTCTGGCGTGCCATTTTTCTCTGTCGTCGGTTGATCCCATGTGGATGTCCATGTGGTGGGTGTAGCTCAGTTGGTTAGAGCACCGGATTGTGGTTCCGGGTGTCGAGGGTTCGAGTCCCTTTACCCACCCCACAGAAGATCAGGGATCAGGAAATGTCCTGATCCCTGATTTCTTTTTTCCGCACAGGGGTGTCGCCAAGTGGTAAGGCAAGGGACTTTGACTCCCTCATCCGCTGGTTCGAGTCCAGCCATCCCTGCCAGATATAGACCGGGCCGCAGGGCCTGTTTTCATAGCAAACGCTCCGTTAGCTCAGTCGGTAGAGCACCTGCCTTTTAAGCAGGGTGTCCGGGGTTCGAATCCCCGACGGGGCACCAAAAAAACCTCGTAACCATGCGGGTTACGAGGTTTTTTCATTTTCTGACTTTTTGGCATTTGTTAGTAACGTGTTAGTAACCGCGTTTATTAGCGTTTCCGGGTCAAGGTGTGTGTAGACGTTGGCGGTGGTGGAATAATTGGCATGGCCGAGGACTTTTTGAAGAATTTCAGGGGCAAGACCTTCCTTGACTGCGCGGGTGGCGTAAGTGTGCCGCGTGGCGTGGGGGGTCTTTCTTTTTATCTTGAGCTTTTCCAGCAGCGGGTAGTAGTCCCGGCGGCGGAAGTTGGCGGGCACTTTCTGCCCCTCGTAGCCGGACAGGAGCAGATCGCCATCGGCCTTCTGGGCGAAGTATTCAAAGTACGGCTTTCCCTCCGGCCTGATGGGAATAATGCGATTCCGGCCGGCTTCTGTTTTCTCGCCGCCCACCACATAATCCTTGTGGTAGTCCTTCAACGGCAAGCTGAACAACTCGCCGATGCGCATGCCGGTGGCAAGGAGCATGAGGACGATCTTGGCGGCGTCGCTGCCGTCCTTCTCCAGCTTTTTGATCTCGGCGGCGGTGAAAATCTCTTTTTCCTTTTTGACGTTTTCCGGCAGCTTGACAAACCGGGCAAAGTTGGTGGTGCAGATCTCCTCGCGCACGGCCCATGTGGACATTTGGGTAATAAGCTGCTTGTATTTATTCACCGTGGAATGGCTCTTATCCATGTACTTATCAAGGACGGCCTGAAAGTCTGCGGTGCGGAGGCTGCGGAACTTCCGGTCGTGCAGCGGCTCGAATACATCATAGGCGCGGTCGTAGGATTCAACGCCCTTCTCGCCGATCTCGCGGTAGTGTTCCACCTTCCATTCCTCAAAGACTTCCTTGAAGGTCATATTATATCGTTCGGTAAGGCTTTTGCCGGAGAGCTTTTCCAGTGCGGCCAGCGCGTCGGTTTTCTTTTCATAGTAGCCAATGATAACACGGTTCTTGGAGGCTGCCCACGGCTTTTTGCGGCGGCCTGAGAGCTTATAGACACTTCCGGCACCGTTGGGGCGCTTCAACGCCTTGCGGGGCGCTGCGGTCTGCTTTTTCCCGCACCACGGGCAAAAGGCGGACGAATCCGGTATTTCCTGTTTGCAAGTTTTGCAAAGCATTTGACATTCCTTTCCGGGTATGCTACCATAAAAGGGTAGACTACTCCCTGTGGTAAGGCGGATATGTTCTACACGACTGCTCCGGTGTGCGAGACCGGGGCAGTCTTTTTTTGTTTGTGGTCAAGGTAAATAGTCCTGATTTCAATCCACACGCCCGCGAGAGGCGTGACATAGCATCAGAGAGAAAGCGGCGCTTAGTCAAGATAGATAATCCTGAAAGAGGAAATTTGCATCGACCTTCAGGGCACCGAACAGGGCGCATAGCACCTGCGGTTTCGGAAAACTGATGCCGTTTTCATAGTTGGTGATGGCGCTGGGGGTTACACCCACCAATGTGGCCAACTCCTTGCAGGACATGCCACGCTTTTTTCGGGCTTGTTTGATGCGGATACCGATACTCATGATAATTGTTATCCTTTGCAACTAAGATATGCGGGTGGATGAATACTCGCCCTTGATGTAGGAGTTGTAGTATTTACCCATAGAATCGGCGGATATCAGCTCGTCGTAGATATAAGAAGGAACGTCGTAAGCATAGATGGAGCCGCTGTCCCGAAACTGTACATACAGGACTTCGTTGTCCCAATCGTAGCCGACGGCGGAAAAGCAGGATGAGCGCGGGGTGCTTTCCAGATAATCGTTCGGATCAGGCTCATTGTAGGCATATTCCGGTTCGGTGTAGGTGTATTCTTCCGGTTTGTCATAGCCGGTGTCAATGACCGGAGATTTGAAAGGCTCCTGATCGTTATTTGTTCTCGTGCTGCCGCAGGCCGTGCACAGTAGTAACAGCATGGCCAGAAATAGTGAAGCTCCCTTTTTCATTTGTATTTCTCCTTATCCCGTATCGGCGTGGCCGCCGATACACGTATTAGTCAATCTCTTTATGTACGATGGTCAGAATAGTGAGGCCAGCACCAAGTATATAGGAAATTAAGCCGTGTACCGTAAAACTATCACCAATGCACAAGCCGATGGCGCCAAGAATGTGGATAATCAGGACAGCAATCATTGTAGGTCGGTGATCTCCTGCAATCCAATTGGAGACCTTTGCTGTTGCATATACGGAGAATATAGGGGGGACTACAACCAGAGACCACGCAGCGTCAGATGGGTAAAACAAGATAGCGCCTAAAATCGGAACAGACCCTAGAAGTGTCAGTATCAGCGTAGCGACAGATGAAGCTACGATCAAACAGATAATTCCACAGACCACTGCGGCAATATGACGCCATATAGAAGTTTTCATGGTCGTCCTCCTTACGTCGGAATGGGGAAGCGGCGCTTGGTGATAACGCGGCCCTGGCAGATCAGGGTGCGGTTGCTGCTGGGGCCGAGGATCACATCAGCGTCGGAACGCTTCCGGTTGAGAGAGAACAGGTACACCATACCCAGCGGGTCACGGTAATACTGCTTGCAGACGGTGCCGCTATCCACGCAGAAAATACCAATGTCGCCGTTGACCATAGCGTCGTGGTTGACAAAGACGATGGAGCCATCCGGGAAATACGGTTCCATGGAATCGCCCTGAAGGCGGACGGCAAAAGCAGCGCCCTGTGGATCATCCGGTTTGAGGGTGTACGGCTCAAAGTCCACGCCCATGGTGGGAACAGCAATACCGGCGGCGGCAGGCTCCGCATAGAGGTTGATGATCTTCGGCTCCTCCTCCATCGCTGCGCTGTTCATAAAGCGGGCTTCGTCCTCCATGCGGGCCAGCTCCGTATCGGTCAGGTCACGCACGGCCTGACGGCCCCAGTTGTCCAATTTATCATAATCCCGCGCCATGCGCATTGCCTCGTCCGACACGGACGGGGCTTTTTCATCGTTTTCGGCTGTGTCGGTATACGGTTTTTCCCACGGAAGACTGTCTATAAGTTCTTCTTGCTCCTGCGCGATTTCTTTTATGGCGGCTTTGACAGCACTTGCTTTGTTTTGCTGCGGCTTCGCACCATTTAACCAGTTTGCAATTGTCGATTGGTGTACACCAGAGCGTCTTGAGAGCTGATAGACGGTCAAATTATAACGCGACAGCTGATTTTCAAGCCAAGTGGCAAATTCCACAAATATCGCCTCCTAAAATCGTCTAATATTACACGTAAAATACTCTATAAAACAATTGACAATGATCTAATATTGCTCTATAATTACTCTTGCGAACGGAGGAAGCAATCTAAAACTGCTACAAAAGGCAAAATTGTGCAGTGGCACCGTAGACTGTTTTTAGCAAAACTACCGTACCACAAATACTCTAATTTGTCAATAGAATACTCTAAATTAAGGAGGGGATAGTTTGGGTTTTCCTGAAAACCTTGCTCGTTTGCAGGCGGAGCGGGGCGAGACAAATTACCGGCTTGCAATGGCTGTTGGTGTACACCAGACCTCGATTAAAAACTGGAAGTGCGGAATTAGTAGGCCGCAATACAGACACCTCGCCGCGATAGCAGATCATTTTGAAGTTTCCGTGGCTGATCTGCTGAAGAAAAACTAAAAACAGCCCGCGGGGTGCGGGCAGGGAAAGGAGGGGAAGAGGAAGTGAACGAGAAAGACAGAGCAGAGGCGGCGGTGCATTACCTGACGAGCCTGCTGCACTATCACGAGCGAGTGATGGCCGGTGTAAGCGGCGTGATGGAGCCGGACGGCACCGCAACGGAGATCCCGCACAAGCTGCTGTTTGACGGGTACGCCGACGCGCTGCGGGAGGCGATCCGGTGCGTGAAGCGGGTCAACGGTCTTGTGTGACCTTGCGGAAAACGGCGGCGCAGCATGCCTGGCACGAATCATCGCCGGAGCAGTTGTCACAGCCGTTGACGTGAAACAGACGCTTGCCGTTTGTGTTCAGCTCCCGTACCCAGACCGGATACTTTTTGAAGGATTTCGGACACTGGACGGTGACGGGAAATTCATTGATGGGGGAAGTGTTCATGGCGGCCTCCTGATTTGAATAAGTGATGCCATCATTTTACTGCACACAACGGCGAAATTGCAAGAAAAACCACCTTACCACAGGAAGGAGATACCCATGATCGAGACATTAACACTGAATCAAACCGCCGCGTATCTGCGGCAGCATGGCCTGAGCATTTCCAATCCGGCGCTGGCCAACGGTATCCAGCAGGGGCAGTATCCGTTCGGCATCTGCATCGTCAGCGCGGAGGGCTGCCGGTCGTTCCAGATTTTCAAGACGCTGCTGGACAAATGGATCGCAGAAAGGACGGTGTGCGCATGATCGCCTACATCATGATCTATATCGGGGCGCTGACCGTGGCCGTGCAGTTCATGCACCTGATCGACCGGCTGGAAGGGCGGCGGTGATGAGCAGTGGAGACATATCTTGAATTTCTCCGCTCAAAAATCGTGCTGGCCAGTGAGACAGGCTTTACGCTGCCGCCGGAGGAGATCAACCCGGCGCTGAAGCCGCACCAGCGGGACGCTGTTTTATGGGCGCTGCGGGGCGGCAGGCGGGCGCTGTTTGAGAGCTTCGGCCTCGGCAAGACCGTGCAGGAGCTGGAGTTCTGCCATCAAGCGGTGCGCCACGAGGGCGGCAAAGCGCTGATCGTGCTGCCGCTGGGCGTCCGGCAGGAGTTCACGCGGGACGCGGTGGAGCTGCTGCATTACGCGGCGCCGGAGTACATCACCAGCATGGCGGAAGCGGACAGCGCCGCCGGAGATATCTTAATGACCAACTATGAGCGGGTACGGGACGGGGACATAGATCCCACGCGGTTCACGGCCGTGGCGCTGGATGAGGCATCGGTTCTGCGCTCGTTCGGCAGCAAGACCTACCAGACGTTCCTGCCGAAATTTCAGGGCGTAAAGTACAAGCTGGTTTCCACGGCGACCCCATCGCCCAACCGGTACAAGGAGCTGATCCACTACGCCGGGTATCTGGAGATCATGGACACGGGACAGGCCCTGACACGGTTTTTCCAGCGGGACAGCACCAAGGCCAACAACCTGACGCTGTACCCCCACAAGGAGGACGAATTCTGGCTGTGGGTGTCGAGCTGGGCGCTGTTCATCGGGAAGCCCTCTGACCTGGGCTATGACGACACCGGCTATGCGCTGCCGCCGCTGGATGTGCGGACGCACATCGTGCGGGGCCGGTATGGCGAGGATGCCGACCGGGACGGCCAGTTCAAGCTGATGCACGACGCGGCGGTGTCGCTGGCGGAAGCGTCACGGGAAAAGCGGGAGAGCATTGACGCCCGTGTGGCCGTGGCGAAAGATATCGTGGACAGTGATCCGGAAGCGCACTTCCTTCTCTGGCACGATCTGGAGGCGGAGCGGCACGCCATCTGTAAGGCCCTGCCGGACACCGTAGATATCTACGGCAGCATGGACTATGCCGAACGGGAGAAGCGGGTGATCGACTTCTCGGAGGGCCGCTGCCGGCTGTTTGCCACCAAGAAGAGCCTGAGCGGCAGCGGGTGCAACTTTCAACGCCATTGCCACAGGGCGATTTTCGTCGGTATCGACTATGAATTTAACGATTTCATTCAGGCGGTACACCGCATTTACCGTTTCCTCCAGACGGAGCAGGTGGTGATCGACATTATTTACACGGCGGCGGAAGATCCCATTTACCGTGTGCTGATGGAGAAATGGAAGCAGCACGAGTACCTGCAAGGCAAGATGCGGGAGATCGTGCGGAAATACGGCTTGAGCGGTTCCGCCCAAACGGAGCGCATGGCCAGAAGCATAGGAGTGGAACGCGTGGAAGTGAAAGGCAAAAATTACACGCTGGTGAATAACGACTGCGTGGAGGAAACGGCAAGGATGGCCGAAAACAGCGTGGACATGATCCTGACCTCCATCCCGTTTTCCAACCATTACGAATACACCCCCAGCTATAACGACTTCGGCCACAACGAGGATACCCGCCGGTTCTTTGAGCAGATGGACTATCTCAGTCCCAATCTGCTGCGGGTGCTGAAGCCGGGGCGCGTGTTCTGCTGCCACGTCAAGGATCGGGTGCTGTTCGGCAATGCCACCGGCATGGGAATGCCCACCATGGAGCCATTCCACGCCATGTGTATCCGGCACTATATGCAGCACGGCTTTGCCTACTTCGGCATGATTACCGTGGTGACGGATGTGGTGCGGGAGAACAACCAGACGTACCGGCTTGGCTGGACGGAGCAGTGCAAGGACGGTTCCAAGATGGGTGTCGGTTGTCCGGAATACATTCTTTTGTTCCGGAAGCTGCCCACCGACCGGAGCAAAGCCTACGCCGATGAGCCGGTACATAAGACCAAAGAGGAGTACACCCGCGCCCAGTGGCAGATAGACGCCCACGGGTATTGGCGCTCCTCCGGCGACCGACTGATGACGAAAGAGGAAATCATGGCCATGGACACCGGCAAGATCCAAGCGGCCTACCGCAAGTACAGCCGAGGCACGGTGTATGACTACGCCGAACATGTCCGCATGGCGAAGGAGTTGGACGAAAACGGGAAGCTGCCCGCCACCTTCATGGTGGTGGCTCCCGGAAGCTGGACGGATGAGGTATGGGACGACATTAACCGGATGCGCACCCTGAATACCACCCAGAGCCAGCGCCGCCAGCAGCTCCATGTCTGCCCTCTCCAGCTGGATATCGTAGACCGCTGCATCAACCGGTACAGCAACCCCGGCGACATTGTGTATGACCCCTTCGGCGGGATCGGCACGGTGCCGCTGGAGGCGGTCAAGGCGGGGCGAAAGGGTCTTGCTTGTGAGCTGAACAACGGATATTTCCGTGACGCTGTGGGCTACCTTCAGGAGTTTGAGCGGGAGGACATGAACATTTCCCTGTTCGACCTGATGGGGGAGGTGTCGGGATGAGCACGAAGCGGAAGGTCGTGGACAAGCGGCTGACGCTGTTCCGCACCTGCGGCGTTTGCGGAAAGAGCTTCGTTACTACGGCGGATACGCCGTGGGTACGTCAGGTGCCGCGAGACGGGAAACGGCAGGCCACCACCTACTACTGCTCCACAACCTGTTATCAGGCCAGCTACAAGTACAAGGGGTGGTATGACGGGAAAACCGAGGAGCGCCGCCGGGAGCGGGAGAAAAAGCGCCCTGACCGGTCGGCCTATATGGCCAAGTGGCGGGCCGAACACCGCGACCACATTCGGGAGTACAACCGTGAACGAGAGCGGCAGTACAGGCTTACAGATCCAGAGGGCTGGCGGGCAGACAAGCGATACCAAAAGAAAAAGAGCCGCCTGAAAGCGAAACAGGAGGTGGTGGTATGAGCGTGATGCAGGAGTACCCGGTGACACCGCAAAGCCCCTGTACGCCGGACTGCCCGGACAGAAGCGGCGACTGCATGCTGCACTGCTCCCACGGATACGCCGCGTATCGGGCGGCGCGGGACAAGGTATATGCCGCACGGGCCGCAGCCGCCGAGGCGTCGCGGGATGCCACTGCCGGAAAGCGGTAAGCCTCCGCGAAGAAGGCCCGGATGGCCCACAGACACAAAAGATGATTTTGCGGGTAGCACCCGCTGAAAAAGGAGGAATTATTTTGCAGATCGAAAACCGAGAAGAAGCCCAGCGGTCTATCTTGCAGATGTGCCGGGGCGCCTTTCAGGAGCGCGTCGATTACGAGATGCCGCACCTGATGGAAAACATCTTCGACCCCAACACAGCCGCCAAGGCAAAGCGCAAAGTGACCATCACGCTGGAGCTTTGCCCCGACGACACCCGCCAGAACATCGTGGTCAACTGTCTGGTCAAGACGACGCTGGCCCCGTCCAACCCCGCCACCACGATGCTGTACGCCGTGGACGAGCATACGGTGGTGGAGATGGTGCCGCAGATTCCCGGCCAGATTGCCGTGGATGGCAGCGAACAGGAAGCACCGGCCCGCTTGAAGCTGGTCAATTTTGAATAAAAAAGGAGAAAGAACCATGTTAAAAGAAGCCATTGAGAAGATCGAGGAACTGGCAAATCCGATCATTTTGGACAAGGATGGGCGCACCTACGCCGTGGACAAATACGGCGAAGCGCATGAGATTATCCCGGAGGCGGTCTATCAGGTCTGTCTGGAACTGAACAGTCTGGACGCGCTGGTGCAGATGGTCAGGACGGAGGGCGTCAGCGTTGATCGCTGTGCGGACAAGCTCTATCTGTCCGTGAAGGATCACATGACCGTGGCCTGCTTCGGCCATCCGCAGAAGGATTTGCGGGAGGAGCGTATTTTCTACTACGAGGCGAAGGCGAAGGACGTTCCCGGCTGGGACGGCGAGGTGAAGATGGCCTTTGACAAGGCGGCTGTGGCCTTGCAGACCCGTTTTCAGGATGGCGGCGACCGTGATTACACGCTGACGCTGCTGAGCCAGATCACTTGCGGCGCGAAGGTCACATACAACGACATTGGCGTGGCAACGACGGTGGTCACGCAGAAGGGCGTTTCGCTCCAGCAGAACAGCACCATCCGCCCGCTGGTGAAGCTGCGGCCTTACCGCACCTTCCAAGAGGTGGAGCAGCCGGAGGGCCTGTTCCTGATCCGCATTGACGAGCGGGGCATCACCTTCACGGAGGCGGACGGCGGCATGTGGAAGCTGGCGGCCCGCAAGACCATCAAGGCATATCTGGAGGAAGCGCTGAAGGATATGATCGACGATGGCCGTGTGGTCGTGATGATGTAAGTAAAAAAAGCCCCGGCGGAGCTGGCACTCCGTCGGGGCGGGCAAAACCCTTGAAAAAGATTTTACAGGAACAGTTTACCGCCCTTTGGGGCGGATGTCAAGGAGAAACGTATGTACCGATGCAATGAGACCGGGCGGGAGTTCGAGGAACCCCGGTATGACCCGGATTTCTGGAACAAAGGCGACGGGGCGAAGGTGTGTCCCTGCTGCGGCGACACCGACTTTGAAGAGGTCTATCCCTGCGATATCTGCGACAGCTATTCCAGCTGGGATGAATGCGGTTTTGTAGAGCACTACCAGACATGGTATCTCTGCCCGGACTGTCGGAGGATCGCCATCATCAACCTGTTTGAAAAAGGCGCTCAGGAGTTGGGCGACACGGAAGGGGCTTGGCTGGACGACGTGCTGGACGGCAACAGCTGGGCGGATTTGAAGAAAATTTATGAGGAGGCAAAGAAAAATGGCACTGTTACCCTTTGAAGAACTGATTAAGGTCGATGTACGGCCTTTCTGCGAGACGCGGAAGGCCAAGGACGACAACGGAAACGTGGTGGATATCCCCTATCTGAATTGGGCCAAGTGCGTGAAGCTGCTGCACGAGCATGGCGCAAAGGACGTATGGTTCACGCCCCGCGTCTGCCCGGAGACGAAAACCTATCTATGGCCGCAAGCGGACGTGACCACCCGGAAGGGCTACAAGACGCAATGCTGGTTCGTCAGCGTGGAGATCCATATTGACGAGCTGGTGTTCAACATGGACACGCCGCTGCTGAACGGGGCGCTGGTGGTCTATGAGGACACGCTGAACCAGCTGCGTATTTCCAACGCGCAGGCCCGCGCCTTCGTGAAGGGTGTGGGCCTGCGGACGGGGCTGGGCTTCGACCTGTGGGCCGAGAGCGGCGACGGGGACGACGGCGAGGACGATCTGAGCCGCCACAGCATCTGGGCCATCCGGGAGCGGCTGGAGCGGGCCATTACCGCCAAGGAAAAGGCGGGGCTGGATCACAAAGACCTGCTGGCCGCCCTGCGGATCAACGACAAGCAGCTGAACCAGCTGATGGGCTACTTCGCCAAGCTGGACGGCCTTGAGAAAGCGGTGAGCAAGCTGTGATCCACGATCAGGACAGGAGCGGGTGGTTCGGGGCATCGGACACGGCCACCATCATGGGATCGTGGGAGACGGAGACGTTCCGAAAGTGGTGGGCGGTGAAGCTGGGCATCCGGCAGGATCACTACACCAACGCCGCCATGCAGGCGGGCACGGCCTATGAACACAAGATTCTGGACGCGATGGGGGTAAAGACCCGCGACCGCCAGATCAAGGTTTACGCCCTGCGGCTGCGGGTGAACTACGACGGGGACGATGCCCAGACCGTTACGGAGGTCAAGACCTACAGCAAGGCTCCCTTCAAGGTGAGCCGCGCCTACTGGATGCAGTGTCAGGTGGAGATGTTCGCCAGTGGGTGGGGCCTGCGGCGGCGGAAGATGTGCAGGATCGCGGCCTATCCGGTCGGCGAGGCGGAGAAGCAGAACTTCTTTTTGCCTGTCGATCCCGGCAGGATCAGCCTGTGGCCCATCGAGTACGACGAGACGTGGGTGGAGGAGAAATACCTGCCCCGGCTGCGGTATCTGGCCACGTGCCTGAAAACAGGCCGGTGGCCCCGAAAGGAGGAAGTGCCATGCAGCAGGTGACGGTGGACGCCGCCCGGTGGCTGCGGGACGGCGACGGGTCGTGGCTGGCCTTCCGGGTGGGCAGCGACAAGACGGCCATGAACGTATGCGACAGCCTGAAAGCCGGGAAGGAATACAACCTGACGTTGAAGCGTAAGGGCCGCAGTCTGGACGCCAATGCCTATTTCTGGGTGCTGGTGAATCGGCTGGCGGACAAGCTGAAGATCGAGCCGGAGGGCATCTACCGGGCGTATATCCCCGATATCGGCGGCGGCTATGAGGTGGTGCCGGTACGGGAGGATCGCATTGACGCATGGGAAAAGGTCTGGTGCAGCGGCCATATTGGCCGGATGATCGAGGACATGGGGCCGTGCCGCAACATCAAGGGCTATCACAATGTCCGGTCTTACCTATCTTCCAGCGATTACGACACGGCTCAGATGTCACAGCTCATTGAGTTGGTGGTGGCGGACTGCAAACAAAATGGCATCGAAACTATGACGCCCAGAGAGCTGGACGCGCTTGTGTCCCGCTGGGGTGAGGTGAGCGTATGAGCACAGCAAAAATCTATACCGCCCACGGGAAGTCTCTGACCATGCGGCAATGGGCGAAGGAACTGAATCTGCCGCAAAAGACGCTGCGGAATCGGCTGGACAGGGGGTGGACGCCGGAAGCGACCTTCACACCGGGAAAGCAACTGCACCGGGGCGGCACAACAGGTTCGCGCCGCACTGACCACACAGGAGAGCGGCACGGGATGCTGGTGGTCGACCACTGCCTCGGATCGGGGCCGGATGGGCCGAAATGGCTCTGCGTGTGCGACTGCGGCAAGACGCGGGTGGTACTGGCGCGGAATCTGAGAGGCGCATACAGCTGCGGCTGTAAGGCGAGGAGAAAGGCAGACCGCCGCCCCGGCCATCCACAACCATGTTGGACGTGCCGGAACTACGCCGGAGGGTGCAGTTGGTCGCAGAAGTACCCGGAGCCTGTGAAGGGCTGGGACGCGACCCCCACCACGAAATATCAGGGGAATGCGGGCGAGGTCACATCTTTCGCCATCCATTACTGCCCAGAGTATGTACCTGACGGAACGGAGGTATTGATGAATGGGTGAGAGACGGTGTTACTTCTGCCGCAAAAACGGTAGCGCCGACCCGCTGGAGCGGCACCATGTGTTTGGCGGGAACCACGCTGACCGGAAGAAAAGCGAGAAATACGGCGCTGTGGTAGACCTGTGCGGCAATGCGTGCCACCGGAACGGAGAACACGCCGTCCACCGGGACGGGGACGTGATGCGCCGCCTGCGCCGGGAGTTTCAAGTGAAGATCATGCAGGAACAGGGCTGGACGGAGGCGGAGTTTATCCGGGCGTTCGGCAAGAGCTACTTATAGGAGACCCTATGACACAGTGTGAGAAAATCCTGCGGTATATGCGGGACGTTGGCCCCATTACCCAGCTGGACGCGGCCAAGGAGTTCGGCTGTTACCGGCTGGGCGCGAGGATCTGGGATCTGAAGAAAGCGGGCCACGCCATCCGGAAGCGGATGGTATCAGAGAAAAACAGGTTTGGCGAGAGCGTAAGCTTCGCCGAGTACAGACTGGAGGATAAGAAATGCTGAACAAGATTTTCATCATGGGACGCCTGACCCGTGATCCGGAGCTGCGGCGGACGCAGAACGGTACGGCGGTGGCCGGGTTCGCGCTGGCGGTCGACCGGGACTATAAGAACGCCGACGGCACCAAGGAGACGGATTTCATCGAGGTGGTGGCATGGCGCAGCAGCGCCGAGTTCGTCAGCAAGTACTTCACCAACAAGGGCCGTATGGCCATCGTGGAGGGCCGGTTGCAGATTCGTGACTGGACGGACAAGGACGGCAACAAGCGCCGCAATGCAGAGGTCGTGGCCGACAACGTGTACTTTGGCGACAGCAAGAAGGAGGGCGATTCCTCCGGCGGCAGCTATGGCGGTTCTTCCGGCGGCTACAAGGCGGCAGGCAAGGCCGTGGACGTGGAGCCGGGCGAGGGAGAGTTTGCCGAGATCGAGGACGAAGAAGATTGGCCGTTTTGAAGCAAATGTGGAAGGAAAGGAACAACACAGCGGGGTGTATCGTGGGCGCGAACCGTGACGGCTGGCCGGAATCGAGCCAGCGCACGACGGCGGCGAGCGCGAAAATCCCCCTTTGTCCCCCTTCCTTTCCCCCACACCCCCTATCTATCCCCCTATATCCCCCTTACACACCCACAACAAGAGAGATTTTTCTTCTTGTGGGGGGGTGTATAGAGGGCAGTACGGGAGAAGGAGAGAACATGACGAAAGAAGAATTTGAACAGGTTTTCACGGCGCTGGGGCTGTTCTGGCCACGGGAAACCGTTTCGGAAAGCCGGAAAGCGGCATGGTGGCTGGCGCTGAAGCCGTACCCCTATCAGGGCGGCGTGCGGGAGAAGATCATTGCCTATGCCCGGTCGCCGAAAGGGAACTTTTTTCCGGATGTGGCGGACCTGACGGCAGGTCTGACGCCGGAGATCACGGAGCCGGAGAAGTCCGGGCCGGACTGGATCGACGAGCTGCTGGAGAAACTGCCGCCCCACACGCCTAACCCGATTACCCGATATGCCTTCGAGCATGGGATCACCTGGGGCGAGGCGAAAAAGGCGTTGGAGGGTCGGACATGAGCAGAGAATCATTCATCATCCGCTATCCGGACACCGACGCCGGAAAGAAGGCGTGGAACAAGGCATATGGGCTGAATGCTATCTATGCGGGAAAGCACTGGTCGAAGCGGCGGGACGACGCGAGACTGTGGCACACGCTGACGGTAGGCGCTATCAACGCCGCCCACATTCGCACGCGGCCTTTTGAAAGGCCCGTAGTACTGACCTTTCAGTGGAATGACAGGCTGGATTGCTCCAACCACGCTTACATGGCGAAGCTGATCGAGGACGGCATGAAGGGTATTTTGCTCCACGACGACAGCCGCCGGTGGGTGAAAGGCATTGAGCATTATTTCCACGACAAGCCCTACATACGTGTGACGGTCACGGAGGTGGAACCATGAAGAACGGGATATGGAAAGTGGAGGTGGCGCGGCTTTGCTGGGCCTGCCAGATAGACATGATCCCCGAGTATATTATCCAGCCTACCCGCGAACAGCGGCGTGACCCGGTGAAGGATCGCTGGGAGAGCGGCGTGTGTGAGCGCTGCGGGCGGAAACAGAGCATGACCAAGTTTCGGAGGTACACCATGAACCGGGCCGGGCTGGTGGCAAGGGGGCGGGAAAATGGGTAAGCAGCATCTATCCCGTGATGAGCGGCTGATTATGCAAGGCCGCTTGAAGGGAACGCAGGAAAACATGGACATGGTGGCGATGGTGCTGATGGACAAATGCGGCTGGCACGTCTTTGAGGAGACATCGGACAGCCGGGACACGCAGAGCATCGCGTATCTGTATGAGTGCCTGGAAAAGCTGGCAGAGGAGATAAACGAAGGCCGCATCAAGCGGAAGCACATCAAGGACGTGCTGAAGGACGAGTGCGGCGTGGTGTTTGGAGATTGAGATGATTTTTGCACAAGAGACGATGACCGGCGAGATCATCGTGGACAATTTCGCCGGCGGCGGAGGGGCGTCGACAGGTATCGAGATTGCAACGGGCATGGCGGTGGCGATTGCCATTAACCACGACCCGGCGGCTATTCTGATGCACAAGACAAACCACCCGTATACGGAACACTTTCAGGCGTCCGTGTGGGACATTGACCCCGTGGCCGTGTGCCGTGGGCGGCGCGTGGGGCTGGCGTGGTTCTCGCCGGACTGCAAGCATTTTTCCAAAGCAAAGGGTGCGGCGCTGGTTGACCGGAAGATTCGCGGCCTTGCGTGGATCACCCTGCGCTGGGCGGCGAAGGTGCGGCCCCGCGTCATTATCCTTGAAAACGTGGTGGAGTTCCAGACGTGGGGGCCGGTGCGGAAGGGCAAGCCGGTGAAGAAGCTGGCGGGCACCACGTTCCGGAAGTTCATCGACCAACTCACTGAGTTGGGGTACACCGTGGAGTATCGGGAGTTGATCGCGGCGGACTACGGCGCACCTACCTCCCGCAAGAGATTCTACATGATCGCCCGTTGTGACGGGAAGCCTATTGTCTGGCCGAAGCCCACCCACAGCAAGACCGGCGCGGATGGACTGCCCAAGTGGCGCTGTGCGGCGGAGATCATCGACTGGTCGCTGCCCTGCCCGTCGGTATTTGCATCTAAGGCGCAGATCATGGACAAATACGGCCTGAAAGCGGTGCGCCCGCTGGCGAAGAACACTATGCGGCGGATCATCCGTGGCGTGGACAAGTTCACCATCCGCAGCGGCAAGCCGTTCATCGTACAGCAGAAATTCCAGAACGCTGCGCAGAACATCGAAAAGCCATTGACGACTGTTACGGCGGTAGGAGCGCATGAATTGTGCAAGCCGCTGCTGGCACCTGTGACGGTGACCAACACCAGCAACAGCGTGGGCGGGACGGTCGGAGCGCCGGTACATACCGTAACGACCGCAGGGAATCAGATGCTGGTAACGCCGTTCCTTGCGGAGTGCAACCACTCTGGCGGCGGGCATGTTGCACCTGTGACGGATGCTCACAAGACCATCACCGCCAAGCATACCGGCGGCATCGTGGCGCCCGCGCTGATCCAGTATCACACGGAGCAGACGGAACACGTTCGGGCATCCGGGCTGGGGACGCCTATCAACACGGTGGACGCCTCCAACCGATACGGCCTGACCTGCGCCAATCTGGTGGAGTATTACACCGGCGGCAGGCCGCTGGATGTGAATGACCCCATGCACACGGTGACAAGCCATGACCGGGAGGCTGTGGTGGCGGCCCATGTGGTGAAGTTTAAGGGTGACAATCTGGGGCATGGGGCAGATGAGCCGATGCAGACAGTGACCACCAGCGCCGGGGAGTTCGCCGTGTGCAAGGTGTATCTGGCGAAGATGCACGGCGGCGACGAGCTGGGATACTGGCCGCTGATCCGCGACCTGCTGAACGAGTTCTGCGGCTACACGTTGGCGGAGGACGAGGTGCTTCTGCTGGAGATCAGCGGCGCACTGTACTACATCGCGGATATCGGACTGCGGATGCTGTCGCCCCGTGAGCTGTACAACGCGATGGGTTTCCCGCAGGATTACATCATTGACCGTGACTATTTGGGCAACGAGTACAAAAAGAGCGCACAGGTGGCGCGGTGCGGCAATGCCGTCTGCCCGCCGGTGGCGTCCGCTCTGGTGCGGGCCAACCTGCCGGAGTGGTGCGGCGTGACGATAACGACAATGGCGCAGCTGATGGACTGCGTGGCGGTGTGAGAGGAGGAATGACATGACAAGAGATGAGATCGTGACCGCGCTGCGGTGCTGTGCAGAACCGGGGCGAGACTGCGAAGAAGATTGCCCAATGAACGAGATAAGCCGTGAACCGTGTCGTAAAGTATTGGCTCCGGCCGCCGCCGACCTGATCGAGAACCAGCAGCGGGAGATAGAAGCGCTGCGGTGGGCCAATGGGGGGGGTTCTGGTGACAAAATCTGCCGTGCAGCGCTGGAGGCATTCGGGGAAAGGGCGCAGATGACAATGGCCATCGAGGAAATGAGCGAACTGGCAAAAGAACTCTGCAAGCGCTGTCGTGGCCGGGACAACGTGGAAGCCATTGCAGAGGAGGTCGCCGACGTGCAGATCATGCTTCAGCAGTTGGTGATGCTGTTCGACTGTGCGGGGCAGGTGGAAACATTCCGCCGGTACAAGCTGGAGCGGCTGGCGGAGCGGATTGAGGAGGTGAAGGGATGAGCAATAAACAGACCATCATGCAATTAGCCAACGAGGTTATCAGGTACCTAAACGCCTGTGCCGATGAGGCTTTTGTTGAAAGCGTTTTGGAGTGTATCAATGACGGCGTGGAGTTCGGCGAGGACGAGATTAGGGAGGTGGAGTGATGGCGAAGTACATTGACCAGTCTGTAGCGATTGCGCGGCTGACCCATATAGAAGTGACAAAGCCCACGGCTACCATGACGGATGCCAAGCGCGCACTGGCGGATATGTTTCCGGCTGACGTGGCGTCGGTGGTGCATGGTCGGTGGGTTCACCATGATGACGGCGTAGTTACTTGCAGTGAATGCGGAAACGCAGAATCCAGTGAAAGCTACTATTGCAGGTATTGCGGGGCGAAGATGGATCTGTAAGAAACCGGCACAAATGAAAATACGATGGGAAAAGGACACGCTTGACACCGAGGAATGAAAGGCAGGTGGGGCGCATGGCAAGCGGGAGCTATCGGCAGGTATATGTGGTGTGCCCCTACTATGTGACGGACAACGGCAGAGACAGGATCGTATGCGAGGGGCTGACCCCCGGCGGGCAGAACCAGACCTTTTACCGGAAGCGGCAGGACTACGCCTTGCAGATGGAGCTGTTCTGCTGCGGGGATTACTGGCGCTGCGAGATATGCACCGCGCTGGATGCGAAGTATCGGGAAGATGAACCGTGAGACAAGAGGGGCTACGGCCCCTCTTTTGTCGTATGCGGTGGTGGGATAGAAATTGCTGTTCGGGGTTTGGTAACATGGTATACAGGACGGCACAGGCGCTGCCGTAAAAAGCGCCTGACCGCTGTAGGGCGGGGCAAAGCTGCCATATGGCAGATGGTGTGCGCGGGAAAACGCCGCGAGGGTAGGACGCGCCGACGGCAAACGTCAGCGGTGGGAGACGGGCGCGTCAAAACAGGATTTTGTATGGAGGGGTGGTGTACTGTGGCGGCAAGGCTGACAGACCGGCAGAAAAAGAAAATACTGGCCGACTATGTGCAGCTTGGCAGCTACAACGCTACGGCGAAGATCAACGGCTGCTCCCTGAACACGGTGAAGAAACTTGTGCAGGAAAATGCAGACATTGCAGAACTGTGCATTCAGAAAAAAATGGAGAACACAACGGACATTCTGGCCTACATGGAGAGCCAGCGGAAAACGGTGTGTGAGATCATCGGAAAGGGGCTGGCAGCGCTGAACGACCCCGACAAGCTGGCAGAGGCCACGCCTGCCCAGATCACCACGGCGCTGGGTACGCTGATCGACAAGTGGACGGCGGTCAAGGACGCTGCGGACAGCAATGCCGCCCAGCTGACCATGGATGCGGAACTGGAGGAGTTCAGCCAATGAGACAGCTTGTGATTCAGCGGCCCAACGAGCGGCAGGCGGTATTTCTGCGGGCCAGAGCAAAGCATATCGGCTTCGGCGGTGCCCGTGGCGGAGGCAAGAGCTGGGCCGTGCGCACCAAGGCCAAGCTGCTGGCGGCGCGGTATCCCGGTATCAAAATGCTGATTGTGCGGCGCACCTACCCGGAACTGATGAATAACCACATCCGGCAGCTGCGGACGGAACTGCTGGGTGTGGCACGGTATAACGACAAGGACAAGATACTGGCCTTTGCCAACGGCAGCACCATCAACTTTGCCTACTGCGCCAAGGACGGCGACCTTGACCGGCTGCAAGGCACGGAGTATGACGTGATCTTTCTGGACGAGGCGACGCAGCTCTCCGAGTACCAGATGAAAACCATCACCGCCTGTCTGCGGGGCGTCAACGATTTTCCCAAGCGGGTGTACTACACCTGCAACCCCGGCGGGCAAGGCCACCAGTACATCAAGCGGCTGTTCATCGACCGGCGGTTTGAGAGCGGCGAGCGGCCGGAGGACTATGTGTTCATCCAGAGCCGTGTCACCGACAACAAGGCGCTGATGGCGGCACAGCCGGACTACATCCAGCAGCTGGAAGCTCTTCCGGAGAAGCTGCGCAAGGCGTGGCTGGAGGGCGACTGGAACGTATTCGAGGGCCAGTTCTTTGAGGAGTTCGCCGACGATCCTGACCACTACGCCGACCGCCGCTTTACCCATGTGATAGATCCCTTCGAGGTGCCACCGGAGTGGACGATCTACCGGAGCTTCGACTGGGGCTATGCGCGGCCCTTCTCCTGCGGGTGGTGGGCCGTGGACTACGACGGGACGCTGTACCGCATTCTGGAGCTGTACGGCTGCACCCGTGAGGCCAACACCGGCGTGAAGTGGACGCCGGACAAGGTGTTTGCGGAGATCCATCGGGTGGAGACGGAACACCGGTGGCTGAAGGGCAAGCAGATACAGGGTGTGGCCGACCCGGCCATCTGGGACGCCGAGAGCGGAGAGAGCATCGCCGAGACGGCGGCGCGGCACAGGGTGTACTTCGCCAAGGCCGACAACAAGCGGCTGCCGGGGTGGATGCAGGTGCATTACCGGCTGGCCTTTGATGAAACGGGCAAGGCCATGATGTATGTATTCCGTGGCTGCAAGGCGTTCATCCGGACGCTGCCGGGGCTTCAATACGATGAGCACGCGGTGGAGGACGTGGACACCGACGGCGAGGATCACATTGCCGATGAGACCCGGTACATGTGCATGGCGCGGCCCATCAAGCCAAGGCTGACGCCCAAGCGCGACCCCTATCTGGACAATCCCATGTATACGGCGCTGGACATTCCCAAGGAGGATGTACTGAGCGCGCCGGAGTTCATACCGATGCAGGTCAAGGAGATCGAATGATGGAAGAAAAAGAAGTCATGACAACGGAAAACACGCCGGTGCGGATCGGCATTGGTGTGGAGCAGCTGCGGGAAGCGGCTCAGACCCTGCGGAAGTACAAGCAGGGCAAGGCCAATCTGGAGCAGCGGGTGATCGACAATGAGGAGTGGTACCGGCTGCGGCACTGGGAGTGTCTGCGGCAGGGCAGCAAAAAGCAGCAGGTGGAGCCTGTGAGCGCATGGCTGCTGAACTCTATCGCCAACAAGCACGCCGACGCCATGGACAACTTCCCCGCCCCCAACATCCTGCCCCGTGAGCCGGGGGACGTGAAGGAGGCGCGGCAGCTGTCGGCCATCGTGCCGGTAGTGCTGGAGCAGGCGGGCTTTGAGGCTACCTACTCCGAAGGCTGGTGGGATAAGATCATCGGCGGCACGGCCATCTACGGTGTGTTCTGGGACGGCAGCAAGCTGGGTGGGCTGGGCGACATTGCCGTGGAGCCGGTGGACATTCTGAATCTCTTCTGGGAGCCGGGTGTCACCAAGATCCAGAACAGCGCCAACGTGTTCCATGTGAAGCTGGAGGACAACGCCGCTTTGGAGCAGGCGTACCCTGAGCTGTCGGGCAAGCTGGGCGGCAACGGGCTGGATATCAGCAAGTATGTGTACGACGACACTGTGGACACCACGGAAAAAAGCGTGGTGGTGGACTGGTATTACAAGAAGAAGCAGGACAAAAAGACAGTGCTGCACTACTGCAAATTCGTGGGGGATACGGTGCTGTACGCCACGGAGAACGAGAACGGCGAGGGCTGGTATGACCACGGGAAATATCCCTTCGTGTTTGACCCCATGTTCCGTGTGAAGGGGACGCCCTGCGGCTTTGGCTATATCGACATTGGCAAGGGTGCCCAGGAGTACATCGACCGCGGGGATCAGGCGGTGATGCAGAACATGCTGTCCAATGCCAAGCCCCGGTACTTCGTCCGCTCCGACGGCTCTGTGAACGAGCAGGAGTACGCCGACATGACGAAGGATTTCGTGCATACCGACGGCAATCTGGGGCAGGACAGCATCCTGCCGGTGGTGGGCAAGGTGCTCAACAGCATCTATCTGAACGTGCTGGACAGAAAGGTGGACGAGCTGAAGGAGACCACCGGCAACCGGGACGTGTCCACCGGCGGCTCTACCTCCGGCGTGACGGCGGCCAGCGCCATTGCGGCCATGCAGGAGGCGGGCAGCAAGCTGAGCCGGGACGGCAACAAGGCGGCCTACCGTGCCTTCCGTGAGGTAGTGGAGCTGGTGGTGGAGCTGATCCGCCAGTTCTATGACCTGCCCCGTCAGTTCCGTATTCTGGGCGAGAACGGTCGGGAGGATTTCGTCAGCTACACCAACGCCGGAATCAAGCCTGTGTATCAGGGCATGGAGATGGGCGTGGACATGGGCTACCGGCTGCCGGTGTTCGACATTGAGATCACGGCGGAAAAGGCCAGCCCCTACAGCAAGCTATCCCAGAATGAGCTGGCGCTGCAATTCTTCGGGGCGGGGTTCTTCAATCCCCAAATGACCGATCAGGCGCTGGCGTGTCTGGAGATGATGGACTTTGACGGCAAGGAGCAGATCATGCAGCGCATCAGCGCCAACGGAACGCTGTATCAGCGTCTGATGATGGCCCAGCAGCAGGCGGTGGCTATGGCCCAGCTGGTGGATATGAAGCTGGGCACCAACTACGCCATGCAGCTGCTGGGCGGTGCGCAGGGTACGCAGCAGCCCATGCCGGGAAGCGTTCCCGATACCGGCAACAGCGGCGGCGAGAGCAGCGTGACCGCCAACGCCAGAAAGGAAGCGGCAGACCGTGCCGCGCCGGTGTAAGCCATGGTGCGGGTAGAATTTTCACGGTGCGGCGGCACCTATGTGCTGCGGATGACCGGCCACGCGGGACAGGCCGACGTGGGGCATGACGTGGTATGCGCGGCGGCCACCATCCTGTGCTATACAGTGGCGCAGACGGCCCTTGACCTCTATGAGCAGGGGAAGCTCCGCAAAAGGCCCCGCGTGGACGTGGACAGGGGCGACGCCACGGTAACGCTGTGCCCCCGGCAGGACGCGGCGGGGGAGGTGCTGGCGGCACTGCGGACAGTGGAGACGGGATTTGCGCTGCTCAGTCACCACTATCCTGGGTATGTAACATTCAGGCGTATGCCTTAATGATAGGATTCGCCCACCTGACGGGCAGATTACGGTTTCGCCCACCTACGGGCAGGAGGATACCATGAAAAATATGTACCGTTGGCTCGATCTCCAGCTGTTCGCAGAGGGGGACGGCGGCACAGCAGCGGGCACCGCGGGCGCGGCGGCTGGTACTGGCCAGCAGGCTGAACAGAATGCACCCGACGCCGGGGCGCAGCAGCAGGCAGAGCCTGCAAGAGATCTTGGCAAGGAATTTGACGCGCTCATCAAGGGCGAGTTCAAGGACGTATATGCCAAGCGGGTACAGGATACGGTGACGCGGCGCCTGAAAGGCCCCAGTGCTGACGCGGAGAAGTTCCGCGCCATGCAGCCGGTGATGCAGATGCTGTCCCAGCGCTATGGCGTGGATGCTGCCGATATCAAGGCGCTGTCTGCTGCCATCGAGGAGGACAACGCCTTCTATCAGGAGGAGGCGGAGCGTCTGGGCATCAGCGTGGATCAGGTGAAAGCCATCCGCAAGACGGAGCGGGAGAACCAGCAGCTGAAGGAGCAGCTGGCCGAACGGGAGAGCCGCCAGCGGATGGAGCAGAACATCGCCAAATGGTCGCAGGAGGCGCAGGCCATCGCGCAGAAGTATCCGGGACTGGATCTGGAGAAGGAGCTGGGGAACCCGCAGTTCTTCAATGCGTTGATGAACGGGGCCAGCGTGGAGGGCGCCTATTGGGGTCTGTACCACGACCAGCTGATCCCGCAGGCCATGCAGTACACCGCTCAGGAGACGGAGCGGAAGCTGGCGGCCAAGATCCAGGCACAGGGCCAGCGCCCCACGGAAAACGGTGCGGGCGCCGGTGTGACCATGAAGAGCGACGTGTCGAAGCTCTCCGACAAGGATATGGATGATCTCATCCAACGTGCAAGGAGGGGCGAGAAGATCTGCTTCTGACCTCTCCGGAAGGGAGAATTATGAAAACCGTTAAAAACTTTTTTATGATGGCGCTGGACATTCAGCTGTTTGCTGATGTGACCAACACCACCGGCTCCAACTCCACCGGCAACAACCTGTCGGCGGAAATGAAAACCTTCTATGACAAGGTGCTGCTGCGTGAGGCTGGCCCCAATCTGGTGCATAGCCAGTTTGGCCAGAAGCGCGACATCCCCAAGGGCAGCGGTAAGACCATTGAGTTCCGCAAGTTCAACCAGCTGCCCAAGGCGCTGACCGCCCTGACGGAAGGTGTGACCCCCAACGGCGGCGCGCTGGACGTGACCAGCCTGACCGCCACCGTGGCGCAGTACGGCTACTTCGTGCGTGTGTCCGACGTGCTGGATCTGACCGCCATTGACAATGTGATCGTGGAGGCCACCCAGCTGCTGGGCGCACAGGCGGGCGTGACCATGGATACCGTGGTGCGCAATCAGCTGTCTGCCGGCAACAACGTGCTGTTCTGCCCCACCGTGGCCAGCGGCACCGAGACCGCCGTGACGCTGCGCAAGAACATGAACACCACCAGCCAGCTGACCGTGAAGATGATCCAGAAGGCCGTTGCCACCCTGAAGAAGAACAACGTGCCTACCTTCAACGGCGACTATGTGGCGATCATCCACCCCTATGTGGCTTATGACCTGCAGCGTGACCCTGAGTGGATCGACGCCCACAAGTATGCCCAGCCGGAGAACCTGTTTACCGGCGAGATCGGCAAGGTGGCCGGTGTGCGCTTCGTGGAATCCACCGAGGCCAAGGTATGGAAGGACAGCGACTGTCCCCAGAAGTCCGCGGGCAGCGGCAGTGATCCCGCCACCTACTACGGCGTGTTCTCCACGCTGGTGCTGGGCAAGAATGCCTACGGTGTGACCGAGGTGACGGGCGGCGGCCTCCAGACCATCGTCAAGCCTCTCGGCGCCGGTGAAGATCCCCTGAACCAGCGCTCCACCGTGGGCTGGAAGGGCATCCTTACCGCCAAGATCCTGCTGGAGCAGAATATGGTGCGTATCGAATCCGTTTCCGCTGAGTGGAGCGGCACCGTGGACGCCAACTGACATACTGCGCGGCGGGGGATACGCTCCCCCGCCGCAGAAGAAAGGATAACGACATGGATAATGAAAACCTGAACACCGCCCAGACTGCACAGACCGCGCAGGACACCCCTCAGACCACGCCGGAGCCTCCCAAGAAGGCAGAGAAGCCCAAGAAGGAGAAGATGGTGAAGGTGCTGCTGCCGCTGCTGGAAAACGGCGACACGGAGCAGTATGTGGCCGTGAACGGCCGCAGCTTCCTGATCCGCAGGGGTGAGGAAGTGGAAGTGCCGGAGTGCGTGGCGGAGGTGCTGCGCCTGAGCGAAAAGCAGAAGCGGGAGGCGTACCGCTATCAGCAGGAGGCCATCCGCCGGAGTATGCAGGGCGGCGATATGTGAGAAAACAAGGGGGCCGGTGTGCCCCCTTTCTTCAAAAGGAGGGATGGGGCATGACCATCATGCAGGCGCTGGAGGCGCTGGACAGAGAAAAGCCCAATGTGTTCACCCAGGAGGATAAGATCGGCTGGCTGAACGAGCTGGAGGCTATGGTGACAAGGGAGATCGTGCGGTGTTACCGGGGCGGCGAGACGGCGGAAATCCCTATGCTGGGGGACGACGTGGAAGCCCAGCTGACGGCGCCGACACCCTATGACAGGATGTACCCCCTGTATCTGGCGGCCCAGGTGGATCGGCTGAACGGGGAGTTGGGCAAGTACAACAACTCCATCACGCTGTTTATGACGGCGTATGGGGAGTATCGCAACTGGTACAACCGCACCCACGAGAGCGTGGGCGCAAGCGTGAAATACTGGTAAGGAGGGGCGGCAATGCAGTTTCCCACACTGACAGAACAGGGGCAGAGCCGGGAGATGATCTCGACCTTTGCAGGCTATGACCACAACAGGAGCATTGCGGCCAATGCCTTTTATGACATGAAGAATATGTCCTCGGACGGCTATCCGCTGCTGCAGAGCCGCGCAAGGCGCGGCGTGGTGCGGCAGATGGAGGCGCCCCAGGGGATTTTGGCCAAGGACGCTATGGCGTGGGCGGACGGCGGGAAGCTCTACTACAACGGGGCAGAGATTGTGGGCCTGACGCTGACGGAGGGCGAAAAGCAGCTGGTGAGCATGGGCGCGTACCTGCTGATCTGGCCGGATAAGAAGTATCTGAACACAAAAGACCTGACGGACTTCGGCGGTCTGGAAGCGAGCTACGCGAGCAGCGGCACGGTGACGTATCTTCTGTGCGGCGCGGACGGCAGCCCCCTGAGCAAGGTGTCCGCCACCAAGCCGGAGGAACCCAAGGGCGGCGAATACTGGATCGACACCACGCAGACGCCCCACAGCCTGATGATGTGGAGCGAGAGCAGCGAGATGTGGATCGGCGTGGCGACGGTGTACACAAAGATCCAGGCGGTGGGCATCGGCAAGCCCTTCCGGGAGGGGGACGGCGTGGAGATCAGCGGCGCGGCCTATGGCGGCGACAGCGACGTGGTGCAGGCCCAATTTGAGGAGCTGAACGGCACGAAGATCATCTATGCCAAGGATGAGGACTATATCGTGGTGGTGGGCCTGATCGACCTGACCTATGAGCAGACGGAGGGCACCGTGACGGTAAAGCGGGCGGTGCCGGACATGGACTATGTGTGCGAGGCCCAGAACCGTATCTGGGGCTGCAAGTACGGCATGGTGGACGGCAAGGCCGTGAACGAGCTGTACTGCTGCAAGCTGGGCGACTTCCGCAACTGGCGGGTATACGCCGGTATCTCCACGGACGCCTGGGCCGCATCCGTGGGTTCAGATGGGGCGTGGACGGGGTGCGCCAACTACCTGGGCTATCCTACGTTCTTCAAGGAGAATGTGATCCACCGGGTGGCCATCAGCGCCGTGGGCGCCCACCAGGTGACGGAGACGGTGGGCCGGGGCGTACAGAGCGGCAGCTTCCGCAGCCTGTGCGTGGTGAACGAGGTGCTGTTCTACAAGTCCCGGACGGACGTGTGCGCCTATGACGGGAGCTTCCCCACCTCGATGGGGGCGGCACTGGGCGAGGAGCGGTATTCCGGGGCCGTGGGCGGCAGCTTCAACGGGAAGTACTACCTGTCCATGAAGGACAGCGGCGGGGCATGGCACCTGTTCTGCTACGACGCGGGGAAGGGCATGTGGCACCGGGAGGACAACACCCACGCCATGTGCTTTGCCGCCATGAACGACGACCTCTACTACATCGACGCGGACACGAAGAAGCTCATGTGTGTGCTGGGGACTCAGGGAACGCCGGAGACGGATCTGGAGTGGATGGCGGAGAGCGGCG